CATGGGGTCCGGTTCTTCAGTGAAGAACTGGATCAGGCCAGCTTTACCGTCGCCTTCAGCCTTGCTCACTCGTGTAGAGAGAGTTAGGGCCTGAACCTCCATCACTTGGAGATACTCGTTCCACTTGCTTCGCAAGTGGTCTGAGTATTTTCCTGTGAAGGAGTAAAGCGATACGGCTCCGCCATCCGTGCTCCCGATCATCAGTAGCTTTCGCTCCTGAGTCGGAATTGTCTTTAGCAAAGCAGCAGAGGTATGCCAGAATCCCTTCATAAAGAAGTTATTACTAGCATCCACTACAGCTTGCAGGGACGACGGACGTGACGAGCTGTACAAGCGTCGTACGTAGGCCGGAGTGATATCCGTGCCTGCATACGCATCCATCCCGCAGGACTCTCTAAAGAGCCCTGTGTGATAGGATTTGTTCTCGTTGACTTTTAGTCCACAAGAACTTAACGCTCGGTATAGTACGCCGATTGAGTCTTGGGGGAGGATAATATCATCCCCAAAAACTCTGATCTCGGAGAATGCACGGTCCAGTTGATTGGATCCCCAACCTCGAGTCTGGCATATAGCCAGAGCAGCGAGGGAGGCGAAGAGAATCGACTGAACAGGAAACGTGCATGCACTTCCCATTGGCGCAAACTTGCGGAATCGATAGTGCTTCCCATTAAGGGTGTACCATCTACTGCGAGATGCGTGTAGAGCTTCAAGGAGCGAGGTATCTGCCTTGCTCCCAAATAGAAACTCTACTAGTCTCGTGGATATCCTATCACTGGCGGCCGAAAGGTCTACAGTTGCAAGATGTCCATCGGTCGATGCATCAATCGCCCAGGCCTGAGAATAGGCCTGGTTACGAAAATCGATGCATTGTCCAATTGAGGTAGCCCGCACTCTCTCTTCGAGAAAGCGCTGGATACCGCCTTGGATCCATTGATGAGCAATAGGTTCCTTGCATATGATGCGAGGGCCCTTTTGCGTCTTTGGAACGCAGAGAACTACAGAGGGATACTCAGCTTCAACTGGCTCAGTGCCTTCCTCGTGAGAGAAAAGCCCTAAGTCAGGAGTTGCAAAGAAATCCCAAGGGAAGACCTGCTGCAATTTCTTAGGCCAGTAGTTGAAGTTATACTTCAACGACCCCCTAGGATCTGCAACAGCTCCAGGACCATGCTTAGGCCGAATCGACCAGACATCAAGAGTGCCAATGGCACTACTGATTCTATCGCAGATGCTGCGATAGAGAGTCCAGTCGATCTCATCATCTACTTCGTCCCCAAAGAGAGACGG